GACTTGAACATGCTCGAGTATACTTGAGCCTGTCTTGCCAAAGGCGACGCAAGAAAACCACATCGTGCTTTTCTCGCCACCTTTGAGGCGCTGATTTACTGCGAGCGAAAATGAGGCGATGTCTTTATTCTGCCCTCGAGCCTCGGGTGCTTTTCCTACGTTGCCAATTAGCCAAACTCGGTTCATATTTATCTCCATTCGTGATAAGCGAACGAGGCGAGCGCGCCACCAAACGCGCCCGCCTCCCTCATGACCGCCCTTATTAACACGAGAGGATCATAAATGATATATGAAAGAATTGCAACGCAGTCGGGCTCGGTGCAGCTCGTCGACGTGATGGGCTCGCCTTTGAGCGTAGTGAATAGCGCTCGGGTCTCGATGGGCAAGCAGGTTGATCAGATGAGCGAGGGTGACTGGCGCTTGATCGATTATCTATGGTCGCACGAGCACACGTCGCCCTTTCGTCATGTTCAGTTTCAGTTTCACCTTAAAGCACCGGTCTTTGTGCTCAGGCAGTGGATGAAACATCAGGTGGGGTGCGCGTGGAATGAGATTAGCGGGCGATATGTGCAATTTGATCATGAGGCTTGGAGCCCTGACGCATGGCGAGCGCAAGCCGACAAGATCAAGCAAGGATCAGCTGGGCCTATGGCTGAGGATGATGCCCTTCGAGCCCAGATGATTTACGATCGAGCAATCGAGGCGAGCTTTAAGGCATACGAGGAGCTCTTAAGTGCAGGCGTCTGCAAAGAGCAGGCGCGCGCCTGTCTGCCTCTGTCGCTTATGAGCGAGTGTTACTGGTCTTGTAGCCTGCACGCGCTCATACACTTTCTCCAGCTGCGCCTCGATCATCACGCGCAGTTTGAGATCAGGTGTTTTGCTGAGGCAGTGCGCGAGTCGGTGTCAGCTGTTGAGGGTATGCCTAGGCTTTTGAGCTTGGTGCTGTGACCTAGCGACCTTAAAGCTTCACAATTCTAACAGTGGTGATGCGCTGGAGCCTATAGCCTACAAGTTGCCAAAAATCAGAGCTCTTGATCTTAGTCAGTCTGCGATCGGTGCCGATCTGCCATCCCTTATCGAGTAATTCAGAAAGCACTTGATGCAGGTTCGATGCTCCCATCTGCACTTGCACATTATGAGCATAGTTTTTTAACCATACTGCATTTGATGCAAGTCTATAGCTGGCAGACAAAGCCGCTCTGAGATTGCTGATACTGATCAAGTGTAGGTTGTCGTTAGAGTCAAGCATTTTGATTTTATCCAATCGGTTTGCGCACCTGATGTTGTCCTTTGCTACATCTGTCAATGGGGGCCTGATGCTGCTTGCGATTACCTTGTTGATGCACTTTGGGTTGCTGACGTGCAGCGATAGGTGCATGAGCTCTAGCTCCTTAAGCTCCTTTTCATCATCTGCAAAGCATAGGCTTGACATGACCCATCTAGCATCAGGCTTTAGTGCATAGTATTCACTCATTACAGATGATGATCCTGCATACTGACATGCCTGCTGGCTGCAATGGTATGAACGACCTGTGCATGTGTGCTTGCCGATATAGTAAAGACCACCTAGGTCATCGCATTTAATGATATAGAGCACATGCTGGCTCTTGAACCTGCTTTTATCAAGCTTGACTACATTCATCATCGCCACCCATTGCCCGATGAGCTCGCACGACGATCAGGGCCGACCATGCGCACCGGTCGCCCGAACATCTGAGCAAGTCGGCTCTCGGCTGCTGTGTTGCGCTCGCATAGATCATCGAGAATCTGCTTAGGCACGAGATTACTCGTCATCACGATCGAGAGCTTTTTAGCCGACCAACGATCATACATCGCGCTGATCATCTCAAGCACCTGCGCCTTGTACCATGCCGACCAGTGACCACCGCCACCCATACCGCCAAGCTCATCGAGGCAGAGCAGGTCGACGCGCTCAAGCATCTCGTGAAAGTCGATGCGCTTGTCTCTGTTAAAGCTCGCTCTGAGGTCGAGCATGTATCCCTCATGCGTGAGGAATAGCGCGCGCTTGCCGTTAAAGCAGGCGTGCTTGCTTAGTACATGTAGCATGTAGCTCTTGCCGTTGCCCGGCTTGCCGTACATCATCACGCAAGGTCGATCGATCGGATCAGTCTTGCCATGTAGCCAGTCGAGCACAGCACCGACGCGCTCGGCTTGCTCTGGTGTATCCCACTCGTAATCGCTCAAGAGATGCTTGTGAGCGACAAAGGGCAGGCGAGCTCGCTCGAGATGCTTGAGCTTTTGTCGTAGTGGGTGACAAGTCGGGCAACGTTTGGCGATGCGCGCCTGTCCGGGCTCGCCCTCTACACTGATCCAACCCTGCTCGCACTCGTCGCAGTATGGCAGAGGCGTCGTCGTTAAGATGCCTGAGCTGCTTACCCACTCACTAGCAGGAAAGTTTTCTGCATTGATCTCTCTATAGTTTACCATCCGTTTACTTTCGTCGTCGTGTGATCGGTGCCGGTTGCCCAAGCTCGATCGATCTCTTTCATCCGTTGTTGTTGCTCTGCTGTGACTGTGTAGACGTTGCTCGCCTTAGGAGGCGCTGCGGGTGTCGAGATGCTTGGGAGATGTCCCGAGGCTTGAAGCGTTACCCAGTCGATCGCGCTTTGAGGTGCGATGAGCTCCTGAGTCATCTTGTTGAATAACTCGTCACCGATCAAGAGCGCATCGCGCACGTCATAGCGTTTATGGTGCTTGACCTGTCGGTGCACCTCTTGCCGATACGCAAGACGATCATCAATGCGGGAGACATACCATAGACCGTCGCGCAGCTCCTCGGTGATCGGCTCAGGCTCATGCTTTGACCAGGCATCGTCCCAAGCTCTCTCGAGCGTCTTATCAGTCGGCTCTTGATCTGAACAGATTAGTTTTGAGTGTGGGTAAGTATGTGGTCGATCGTTGGGCACATGTTGCTTGCATCGATCACACCAGATAGACCCTCTCTCATATTCCCAATAGAGCTCGCTCGACTCCTCGCGCGCCTCTGGCTCTTGCTCTACCTCTGTATTGAGAGAAGATTGATTATTATTGGAGTCTATTGATATGTACGACAGATTTGGTAAGCCGTTGACCAATTCTGTCGTAGTGTTGACCAATTCTGTCGTATCCACTACGACACTTTTGGTGAGCTCAACATCTGTCACAGCTGGCTTGACCAATTCTGTCGTATCAAGCTTGACCAATTCTGTCGTATCAGGTGTGTCAATTTTGGTATTGACCAAATCTGTCGTATCAGGCTTGACCAAATCTGTCGTATCAGGTGAGGTTGATGTGCTCGACACTTTAGCCATAGCGTTGACCAAATCTGTCGTATCAGGCTTGACCAATTCTGTCGTATCTCGAGCGCGCTTTAAGACCTCCCTCACCTTGTCTTGATTGAGGATGGTGAATGACTTGTGATGTAGACCTGGGCCTCTGACCTCGGCGTGACGAAACAGCCACCCAGCTTCAACCAAGGTCTTGAGGTGGCGTTGCACTCCTCTTGAGCTTTGATTGGTAGCAGCTGCTAATTGATCAGCGCTGATGTGACCGCTCCACGCTTTCCAATCCATAAGTACATGAGCGCAGATCAGGAGGGTGTATTTTGATGATGAATTAACGCTGTCATCTAAGCCGATGGCCTTGAATATCTGAGCGTTTGTCAGGTGACTCATGCGAGCTCCTTAGTGCTAGGGTGTGCATACCTTATACTTATGAATTGTCCTCTCGTCAACACTCAGTTATCTTTCTTTCAAAATCCACTTGACACCAAATAACAAGTCAGTTATCACAAGGTGTGTAATCAATCAAAAGGAGGTCAAGTTATGACCCTCAAGTCTCAGCTTCAAGCTGATCTCAAGTTCAACAGATACACTCTCTCCGACCTAGCTAAGGAAGCAGGTCACACCAAGAATCACGTCTATGCGATTCTTAATGGAAAGACTGAGCCTACCCTTAAGGCAGCGATTTGCCTGAGCTATGCAGCCAATCGCCTTACAGACAAGACCTATACGCCAGACATGTTCTTTACCATCACACAGGAGCTCGACAAATGAGCATGACTATCCTTATCGCCTCTCTCATCGCCCTCGCCTTTGGTCTCGCTGGGCTCATCGCTGATAAGCTGACCAAGCCTGCACCGGAGCCTGAGCGCAAGCCTGAGCCCTTCACCTCTCGTCAATTCAAGGCCGATGAGATTGCATACCTCGTGCACCAGATCGCCATACACGACGCGATTCACCCGATCAACCCTGCCAACTATCACGACTCAACACAGCACAGTATCGAGCGCTGGGTCAGTGATCGCACCGGTCGTCGCTTTCAGATGACAAGCAAAGACTGGTTCAACATCGCTCGAGCTTGGTACGTCTCGCGCGACCAAGGCCTTTACGCTCGCTGTGATGAGCTTAAGCAACGACTCTCGAACATCTAAACAACCCCAACGAATGGAGCAAGACATATGAGCATCTACACACCAAAGACTCTCGACCAAGCAAAAGAGATCGCATCTCTTATCTCTGACAACCCTCGCGACTGCCTGCGCCTGCACGCTGCCTTTGGCGCTCACTTTGCCGGTGATATGGCAGTGACCCAGAACAACGCATACATGCTCAAAGGCAAGCCGAGCTTGAACGCTGACGCCATGTCAGGCGTCGTGCGTCGCTCAGGTCTCTGTCGCTATATGGTGATCACGAGCTGGGATGATACACACTGCACATATGAGTGTGCGCGCACCGATGAACCCGAGGCGATCAAACATGTGTTCACCTACACGATGCAGATGGCAAAGGCGCAGGGCTTAACCCGAAATCGGAACTGGCAACAAATGCCGATGCAGATGTTGAGAGCGCGAGCGCTCACGATGATGCTGCGCGCTGTGTATCCCGATGCAGTCTCAGGCATGTACAGCCCAGATGAGATCGCGGATAACATGAGCATGAATGATGATGAGCGCGCGCAGATTAGTGCCGACTCACTAGGTGAGGAGCTCCGCACACCGACTAGGCAACCAAGCGCAGCACCGAGGCCGAGCGCGCCACCCAAGCAACACAAGGCCATCGAGCACAGCGCGCCACCGGTCGACGACGAAGAGGTGCAGGCACTACAGCAGGTTGCTCGTGAGCTGTATGAGATCTCGCAGATCGGTGATCTTGATGAGGAGACAGGCGAGGTAAGCGATCACGCTTGGGAGAATCAAGACGACGTACAGCAGATCATCACGCGAGGGCAGAGCGTGAAAACTAAAGCTGATCTCGAGGTGTTTGTCTGTGGACTCTGGGCGCTCGCCAACAAGCCCAACAACGCAACGCCAGACGCGATCGACGAACTGCACAAGCG